AATACCAAGGAATAACTGGTTATACTGTAAATTTTGATGTTAATGGTTTCACTTTTGATATGCATGGTTAATTTAAAAATGAGTAATGATATTATTTCTAAATCTCTGGGTATTGATTTTATTGGACCTGTGGAAGAACCAAAACCAGAAGTAAAATCCGAAACACAAAAAGGATTAGACACTGATTTTGAATACGCAAAAGACAATATTAAAATGCTAATCTCGAATGGTTCTGAGGCCATAGAAGAAATTCTTAAAGTAGCAAAAGCGGGCGATTCTCCAAGAGCATACGAAGTTGTATCTCAACTGTTAAAAACAGTAGCAGATATGAATAAAGATTTACTGGAACTACATCAACGAGCAAAGACGGTAAAGAAAGAAACTGTGAATGTTAAGAACACAACAAACAATTCAATTTATGTTGGTTCTACTAGTGAACTGCAAGATTTAATCAACAAAGATCGAAGCAGAACAAAAGCTCTTGAAAGCCAAACTTTTTTAGATAATAACAATGGGCTATAATAAAAAATCAGGATATCTTGGTAATTCCAATCTTAAAGAGATTGGAACACAAATAGAATTTACAAAAGAACAGGTTGAAGAGTACATCAAATGCTCGAATGATCCTATTTACTTTATTAAAAAATACATTAAAATTGTTACGTTAGATAAAGGTCTTGAGCCGTTTGAGCTTTACGATTATCAAGAAAATATTGTAGAGACTATTCAAAATAACAGATACGTTATTGCTAAACTTCCACGTCAAACCGGTAAAACAACAACCACAGTTGCATGGATGGTTCATTATTTAATTTTTAATCAAAACGTTAATATAGCAATTCTTGCCAACAAATTAAAGACTGCTATGGAAATTATGAAACGTTTGAAAGAAGCTTACGAGTATCTTCCTAAATGGTTACAGCATGGAGTAGTTGAATGGAACAAAACTTCTATCCAGCTAGAAAACGGTTCACGAGTAATGGCGTCTGCTACTTCTGCTTCTGCTGTTCGCGGTGGTTCGTTCAACGTTATTTTCTTGGACGAGTTTGCTCACGTTCCGCCTAATGTTGCTGATGAATTTTTTAGTTCAGTGTATCCAACCATTACATCCGGTCAAACCACCAAGGTTATAATCGTATCTACTCCTAATGGTTTAAACATGTATTATAGTTTATGGCAGGGAGCCAATAAAAAATCAGGGCAAGAAGGTAAAAACGAATACGTACCTATTGAAGTGCACTGGAGTCAGGTTCCCCTATATCCGGGTGGTCCTCTACGAGATCAAAAATGGAAACAAAGAACCATTAAACAATTAGGTGGCGGGTCTGGTGGAGAACAAAAGTTTCAAAGTGAGTATGACTGTGATTTCATCGGATCTTCAAACACTCTGATATCGTCCGCCAAGCTACACGTATTGTCTGCCAGAAGTCCTTTATATAAAACTAAAGAAGGATTGTGCATATACGAAGAGCCTAGAGACAACAGAGTGTATGTAATGACGGTAGACGTGTCTAGAGGGCAGGGAAACGATTATAGTGCCATTGTAATGTTTGACATCACGGAAGCTCCATACAAAGTTGTGGCAAAATATAGAAATAATTTGGTGTCTCCTATGTTGCTTCCAACCATCATATCTGCATTTGGTAAAAAATACAAAGATGCGTTTGCCCTGATAGAAGTAAACGATATCGGAGGACAGGTAGCAGACATTCTACATTACGATCTAGAATACGATAATATTCTTATGAGCACCAATAAAGGGCGTAGTGGTATGGTGCTAAACGGTGGATTTGGTAAAGGAGAAGCCCTTTTTGGTGTAAGAACTACGGTTACTGTTAAAAAATTGGGTTGTTCTATCTTAAAAAGCCTGATAGAACAAGATAAACTTATAGTAGAAGATGAAGACATCATTAAAGAATTATTATCGTTTGTGGCAAAATATAACACGTTTGGGGCTGATGATGGTCATACCGACGACCTGGTGATGTGCCTGGTTCTTTTTGGATGGTTGACAAAACAAAGTTATTTTAAAGAAATTACCAATATTGATATCAGAAAAGAACTGTTTGATGGAGAAATTAAAAAAATTGAGGATGACGATTGGTTTAGTTTTGGTTTTATAAGCAGTTACGATGAGGACGAAAACGACCTCAAACTATAAAAATTATAAATAGTTTTATACTAAGGGGAACATATGGCATACAATTTTAAAGCAGGAACCTTATCGATAAATGGTCTAGTAGTGACTTTAGGCGTTACTGCGGAAAAAGAACTTGGTTTAATTCAAACAAATGACGCAAACGATTGGATAAATCGTTTAAATAAAAATAGCTACACTACCGGACCTACTGGTGCGTGGAAAAGTGAATGGTTATCGGTATATCGATATTTAACTTATACCGATACTGGAACTTGCTTTATAGGTGGAACCGGCTCTACTGGTTCTTATACCTCTTTTAGTTTAACAAATACTCCACTACACAATACCGCCCTAGTAGACATGGACGTGGTGTTTGACGCTGGAAACACTTTTTCTGCGGGTGCTGCTAAAAATATTGCTCAATCTAGACAAGATTGCATAGCATTAATCGGTAATAAAAGTGATCTTACTAACATCACATCTAATTACGTTGCTTCTGGTGGCATAACCACCGACTTTGGAATAACTGCAAATAATAGCGAATTTACTAGTTTTATTGCTGGCCGACGACAACTAGATTTAAAAACCATATATGCTGCTTGGAAAAGCGAATATATTATAACAAATTTCAGCGCGGACGTTGCTGGAGTAATGGCAAAAAATTCATATTTAACTGACATATCTACCGTTATTGCTGGTATTGGTAGCACAAAAACAATAAACAATGTGATTAATTTGACTCAACAATTAAGTGACACGGATGCACTGAACTTAAACAACAATAATATCAACCCAATTAGACAGTTTGCCGGTCTTGGAACGTATTTAATGGGTAATAAAACTTTTAAAAACGATACCACTTCAGCATTAAACAGTTTAAGTGTCACACTAACTATAAACTATATCAAGAGAAATCTGAGAACCATTCTATCAGAATACTTGTTTGCTCCAAATAACGCAACCACAAGAAATGCCGTATCATCAAGAGTTAACAATTTCTTAAATAATTTGTATATATTTTCTCCAGCTGGTGGCAGTTCATATAGTGTTATATGCGACAGCACAAACAACACAACAGCATCCACAAATCTTGTTGTTGATGTTCAATTAACATTGGCAACTGCTGTAACGACAATAACGTTAAATATCGTCAATTCTGAAGACTTAACAACCATAACAAGTTATACGGTTAGATAAAGGAAGTACATATGGCAGATTCAATAAATCATTCAATAACAGATTTTATTAATCAATTTAAAGGTGGAACTCGCCTTAATCGATTTATTGTTACTGGAAATATAGGTAAAAATACTAGTGGTATTCAAGTAACTCCATTTCATATAAGAAGTGCGTCTATACCAGAAGCCACCACTGCTCCAATTGGAATTAATTATAGAGGACGATCCGTATCATATTCTGGTGATAGAAGTTATGAACCATGGCAAATTACTGTTCTGGATGACCATTCGGGGGCTGCAAATGGTTCAGAAAATTTACATAAAGCGTTCCATGATTGGCAGGACCGATTAAATTCTCACACCAAAAATACTTCCGATATGGACGGAGTAGATCCCAAGTCGTTATGGGCCGTTTCTTGGACAGTACAACATCTTAACACAAACTGCAACACCACTTTACCAGGCAGAACATTTACTTTATATAACATTTGGCCAGTCCAAGTTGGTCCTTTGGCATTGGATATGAGTCAAGACAACACTTTAGCTTCTTTTGCGGTGACACTGGCTTATAGCCACTATACATATGATGGAGCTCCAATAAGTAATCCACCTGCTCAAAATTAATTTTTAGGATAAACTATGGAATTTGAATTATTTGGATATTCAGTCGGCAAAAAGCGCAAAGATGAACTGAGACAAACCGGCGAGGTTATAACACCTGAAAGTTATGACGGATCTTATCTGTTAGAAACTGGTGGTGTTTTTGGTACATTCGTAGACTTCTCAGGAGCTATCCGCGACGAAAATGCTATGATCCAGCATTATCGTTCTATGTCTTTGTATCCAGAAGTGGAATCAGCAATCGAAGACATTGTGACAGAAGCTATAGTTTTAGACGAAGACAGAAAACCAATCAAGCTAAATCTAGACCGAGTAAATCTTTCAGAAACAATTAAAACAAAGATCTACACAGAATATAATTACCTGTTAAGATTGATGGATTTTTCTAATAAAGCTCCAGACATTTTTAGACGTTGGTATATTGATTCTAAACTATTTTATTATAAGAAGATTGATAAACACGATATCAAAAAAGGCATCGTAGAGTTGGTTCCTATTGATCCAATAAAAATTAAAAAAATTAGAAAAGTAGAAAAAGATAAAGCAGTATGGGGTGGAGCTGCTCCTTTTTCTCCTGTACGAAACATTACAGAGTATTTCTTATACGCAGATACTGACATGGATTCTCCGTTCCCAACATCTAGTGCGGGATGGAAGATTGCTCCAGATACTATTGCTTATGGCCATTCTGGTATGATTGACTCGGCCACCAAACGTGTGGTTGGTTTTTTACAGAAAGCTGTTAGACCTCTTAACCTGCTTCGTCAAATAGAAGATGCAGTAGCAATCTATCGCATCTCTCGTGCACCAGAACGAAGAATTTTTTACGTAGACGTAGGTAATCTTCCCAAACAAAAAGCTGAACAATACTTACGTGAAATTATGAATCGTTACCGTAATAAAATTACGTTCGATGCCGGAACCGGTCTGATTAAAGACGGCAGAAACCACATGAGTATGTTAGAAGATTTCTGGATGCCTCGCCGCGAAGGTGGTAGAGGTACAGAAATTACTACACTAGACGGTGGCCAAAATTTAGGGCAGATGGAAGACGTGATGTATCTGCAACAAAAATTGTACCGCGCTTTAAGTGTGCCAGTTTCTCGTATGAGCGAGCAAAGCGGATTTAACATGGGCCGATCTGCAGAAATTACTCGGGACGAAGTTAAATTTAATAAATTCATTGACAGCTTACGTCAACGATTTAGTTCAATTCTGTTAGATATTCTTAAGACTCAAGTACTGCTTAAAGGATTAATGACAGAAGACGATTGGAATAAGATTTACGCAGACATTTCTTTCCGATATAATCAAGACTCTTATTTCACTGAATTAAAAACCAATGATATCTTAAGAGAACGATTAGACATTATTGCTGCCGTCACTCCGTATATTGGTCGTTTCTTCTCTGAAGAGTATGTTCGAAAAACATTACTAAAGCAGTCGGAAGAACAGATGCTTGAAATCAATGCACAAATAAATAGAGAACAGCAACGGCAATTAGAAGCCCAAGAGCAACAGATGTACCAACAAATGCTCAGTGGCGAAGAAATGCCGCCTGAAGAAGAACAAGCACCAGAAGAAGAACAAGGACCACCACAATGAGTACAAGTAAACGATTAATTGAATTTGTTCTTAATGAGCAACCCGATAAATTTAAAACTGTATTAAAAGAACAAATTACTGATAGAATGGTGGATTCTATCTATCGTCTTTCGCTACAAGAAAGAAAAGACTTGTTTAAGAATACAATTCAACTTGATAATAAACCAGAATTACAAGAAACCACACAAGAAATCGTATCTGAATTTTATCCAGAAGCAAAATATACATTAAAAGACGGAAATATTGGTATTTTAAATTCAGAAGAACGAAAAAATGTCAGTAAACTCTATGAAAATCTAAATAATGGTAATAAAGAAAGAATGGTAAAACTATTATCTGAATCACAAGAATCTTTTAATAGAGTATTAAAATTAGCAAACCTAGAAAGCAAAAAGGATAAACAATGAGCAACGAAAAAGTACAGTCTTTCATCCGAATGGTAGTGGAAGAAAATTTAGTGCAAGCCCAAAGTACTCTTAAAGGGTATCTAAACGAAAAATTAACTGAAATTCTCAACGAAAAATTTGAAGAATACGCTCCAACTATCTTTGAAGAGAAGGGTGCAAAACCAGATTTCTTGGATCTTGACAAAGACGGTAACACAGAAGAGCCAATGAAAGATGCTGCTGCTGATGCAGAAGGAGAAGACGACGATGTGGAAACGGGTGAGGAGCAACCTGAAGAAGAAGAAGAAGGTGGGTCCGAAGACGAAGACAGCGAGGAAGACGGCGAGGAAGATGAAGAAGAATGCGAAGATTGCGAAGACGAGGACGAAGAATGAAACTAATAACGGAAACAATTGAAGAAGTCCAATTTTTGACTGAATCTGATGGTCAAGGAAATAAAACTTATTTCATTGAAGGTCCGTTCATGCAAGCGGATACACTAAATCGTAATAAGAGAGTGTATCCTAAAAATATTTTATTAAACGAAGTCAATCGCTACGACCGAGAGTACGTTCAAAACAACCGAGCTTTCGGTGAATTAAACCATCCAACCGGTCCAACAGTAAATCTGGATCGTGTTTCTCATATCATCAAAGAGTTCCGTGGTGATGGCAGCAACGTTTGGGGCAAAGCCAAAATTATGGAAACTCCTATGGGCAAAATTGTCAAAAATTTAATTGACGAAGGAGCCAGACTAGGTGTTTCCAGTCGTGGTATGGGTTCACTAAAACAACGAAACGGTTACAACGAAGTTCAACCCGACTTCATGCTTTCAGCTGTTGATATTGTTGCTGATCCTTCAGCACCAGGTGCTTTCGTAAACGGCATCATGGAAGGTAAAGAGTGGATCTGGAATAACGGTATTCTGGAAGAAAAAGCAATTGAAGAGTATCAACGACAAATTAAAAGAGCCAGTAGTCGTAATCTAGAATCAAAAGCACTAAAATTGTTTGAAGATTTCTTAAAGAGGATCTAACATGCGTACAGGTTTCCGAGATTTACTTCGTCTAAATGAAGCAGTAGAACAAGAAGACACAGACAAAAAAGAAAAAACTGCTTTAGAATTACAACAAGACGCAGCAAAATTAAATTTTGATGACGAAACCCGGAAAGCTGCCGAACAAACTGGCGGTTACGCTAATCCGTTAGCTGTACCATTTACTGCAGACGATCAAGATCGCTGGGCTAATAAAGCAAAATTAATGGGCACTAATATTAATATTATTAGATCCCAAGAAATGAATGATAATTTACAAAAACAAAAAGACGAAAAACAACAACAAGAACGTACAGCAGCACGAGCAGAACAGTTAACTAAAGCAACAGACTTTGCTAACAAATACAATACCGTATCAAAAAGTTTAGGTTTACCAGAATTACCTTCAGATTATCTTGACTCTAAAACTGGTGCAATTAAAACACCTGCAAATTACGATTTTGCTATAGCAGATGCAGTGAATAAAATAACAGGTAACAATTTAGATTTTGATAAAATTACAGCAGAACAAGGCAAACAAGATTTAAAAAGTATTGTTTTAGGTGTTCATGGTGAAAGAATCGCAGGAGCTGAAAAAAATCTTGACGATTTAAAACGATCTGTTGGTAACATGAAAAAACGTTTTGGTAATGTGGATT